ACCTTCAGGCCGTTGCCCACCTTCTCGAACTGGAGGATCAACACATCGCCGTCATCAATCTCGGTGGTGCCCGCGTTGATGATGGCGTTCGGGGCGTTCTTGGTCAGGTCGTTACCAGACGTGAGATCAAGGTTGCCGATCTCCGTGGTGCCTGTGCCGTCGGACCCCCCGTCGAGGATGTTGAGGTGCGTGGTGTTGGTGTTCGCCCCGGTGACCGCAGCGATGGGCACAATATCAACGTCAGTGATCACACAGTCGCACGGGGCCACGAACACAGCCCGCACTTCCGTGGCTGTCGCGGCGGCATGCTCGACCATGTAATACTGCGCCATGTGCTTGCCGGGGACATCGTACAGGTTTCGGTCGGACATCGCTTTCTCTCCTTTTGCGAATCAAGTCGTGAGGTGGGGGACAAAGCCCCCACCCGAAGATGGCATTGCGGGTTCGGTTAGGCGATGTACCCGACGATCCACCTGTAGTCGAGCGCGGACGTCCCGAAGATGTGGCGGATCTTGAACGAGATCTTGTCCGCCGTGAAGTTGCTGCCGACGTTGGGCTGATCCTGCGTGAACAGTTCCGGGTCCTGCCGGCCGTCGAGGAAGCCTACCTCGATCGTCGGGCACGTGACCGGGTTCGCGCAGACCCAATAGTCGGTGGCCACTGCGAAGTACCCGACCTTGAGCGGCGTCAGCCCGTAGCTGGCGTGGAAGTTCGTGTTGCGGTTCCCTGTGTCGTGCTCGCCCTGGCCAAGGGGCCAGCCGGACGTAAGCTGGAAGGCCGTCTCGGCCAGTTCGTTCGGCACGAGCAGCGTCTTCGGCTCCAGCATCAGAATCTCGCTGGTGTTGCCGTACGCCGCCTGATTGGCCATATACTCGTGGGCGAGGGACAGGTTCGCGTTAGAGAGGGCGCTCGCGAGAATGTTGCTGTGGTCGGACGACACGAGGGCGTAGGTGTCTGTCAGCGCGTCGTTGTCTTCGATCACGTCGAACACTTGCCGGTACAGCGTCTGGCCGGCGGCCCTTCCGAGCTTGGCCGGGATCTGCCGCACCGCGCCGAGGTCGTCATTCTTCACCATCTCGAACGTGATGTCTTCCAGCCCGCCGTACTTGGCCACGGCATACGTCTCCTCCGTGTCCGTGGGGCTCGTCAGGTTCGGGTACGTTGCCTGCTCGGCCACCGTTGAGAGCGTGGTGTACCCGCCGACCTTGATGCGCCGCTGCGTCTGGAAGTTCGGCACGTTCGTTATGGCGCTGACGATCTTGCGCCAATCCTGCAGTTGCGGATACATATACTCCGCCTGCATCCGCTTCGCGAGCCGCGAGGCGAACACCTCGGCCCACGTCGCCGTTGTGGCCGACTCACTGAGGCGCTTGCTTTCGCGCCACGCCTCGATGGCCTCCAGATCATCCGCGACAGAGATGGGCGGCAGGCCGCCCTGCGTGCTCTGCATGATGCGGCCGGTCTGTGCCCCGCGCTCGCCGGTGAAGGACCGGAAAGCCTCCGTGAGGCTGCGGAACGGCACAACCCCCTTCAGGTGCTCCGGGAAATTCGGGTGGGTCGCGTCGTTCGGGCCATCCCAAAACATGGCCTCAACGCAGTTGGCCAGCTTGTCGCGCTCGTCGTCCGTGACCTCCACGGCCGCACCGTAGGACCGCGGCAGGTTCTTGATGACGTCGGCGATCATCTCCGCCTCGGCGGTGATGGCCTCGGTCAGTTCGGACGCCTCGAAAACGCGGCCCTCGAACTGCTTGCGGAGCTTCGCCTTCGCCGGGTCCTGCAGGTCCGCCTCTGCCAGCATCGTATTCAGCGTCCCGCGGCACTCGATGAGCTGCATCGTTTTCTGCATCTCAGCGAAGGATTCCTGCAGTTGTGCGGCGCCCGCCTCGGTCAGGCTCTCCTGGGCAGGCGCAGGAGCGGGAGCGGGTGCGGGGTCGGGCTCCGTTGCGGGAGCCGGCTTCGTGGCCTCTGCCAACAGTTCCTCGGCCTCGGCCAGGGTGATTGTTGCCTTGTCCTTGCCCTCCAGCAGGTCGGGCCGGTTCGCCTCGAGCAGCGCGAGAATCGCTTCAAGACCCATCTCAGATACCTCCGTACTTGTGGTCGATGCGACAAGGCGCACAAAGCCGCCGCCCGCCGCCGGACTGTGGACAACTTCCACGGATGAAACCGAGTTGATTACGTTGACGCGGTACACGTTGGGGTCTGACTCGTTGATCTTCGTGAGCCATTCCCCCTCGCCGGCCGCGTCTATGGAGAGGCCCATCTGCTCGAGCCTCGATGCCTCGTCCAGACCCTGCAGGCGCACACGCAGCCAATCCTTGTCGCGCAGGATGTGAAGCTGCGCCCGCATTTCGTCGCCAACCATCTCGACGCTTTCCAGCCACCCCACCTGATCGAGAACGCCCTTGGCCCCAGGCGTCGGCGCGTGCTCTTGCCCGGAGAACGCGAACACGTGAGCCCCCTCAAACAGGGGCCGCGCCGCGTCTAGGACCTCGCGGGGGTAGTCCCGGACGTATGCCTTCCCGCTCGGGGTCATGTGTTGCTTCGTTTGTCCTGCCTCGATGATCGCCACATCCCACACCCAACCCGTGTCGTCCGACGCCTCACCCAGGCGCACCGTGAAGGATTCGGCGAACGGCTCGGGTGCCCCTGCGGCCTCCTGCACCGGGCGGAACTCGACCTCCACGCGCTCTAGGTCCCCGTCGAAGATGGCCTCGCCGTTCTCCATCCGGTACGTCGCACGGTAGCTCTTGCCGCCCTGCTTGGCTACGACGGCATCCGGGAAAACCTGCAGGTCACCGTAGCCGACGCCGTACCCGTCCGGGTCCGCATACTTGGCTCGGAACGCGGCAGCGACAAGCATCTCCTGATCCCACAGCGTCATAGCCTCGTCGAAGGCCGCGTCGTCGTCACCCGTGAACGCCTCGCAGACAGCCGGCGGCGCATCCTTGAGTTCGTCCGGCAGCGGATCGCCCGCCTTGTGCGCAGCGCGTAGCTGCTGGATGGTTTCGAGCCGGGTAAGGGTCTCCCCGGATTCGGTGAGGCGGAACGTGATACCATTACGAGCCATCCGCCTGTTCTCCTTCCTGGCGGGCACAAAAAAAGCCCGCCGTCCTGCGGGTAGCAGGATGACGGGCCTCAATGGGGCCTCTAGGGTTCCTATTAGGCGCTCAATGGGCGCTCAGATGTCTTGCGGACTACTTGACTTCAAACGTGTTCATGTCGCCGCATTTGGGGCACTTGACCTCAACGTAGGACCCGGCGCGGGCCCTGAACAGAATGCCCCCACAGCCGCGACGACAGCGCCGCTCCACAAGCTGGTAGAGGTAGGTCGGGACTTTCGGCCCGTCCGTAGCGTCTGTGCCCGTTATTCGGCCTTGGGGGGTACCCACAGAAGCGTTCCTCGGGAGTAAGTATAGAGCTTAACCCGACCGGAGGCAAGCAATTTCCAGCCGCCGTCGTCCACGCCGGGCAGGTCTTTGTTCAGGTCGTCGGCCTCAACCCCGAAGTGGTTCATCGCTAGTTCGAGTGGTGAAACGGGCAACAGGGAAAGGGCCTCGGCCTCGGGCGGGTCGCCCTCCGCGTCTGGCGTCTCAACCTCCGGGGGTTCCGTGGCAACAGCGGCCTCCGGTGCTTCCGGGGTCGTTGTGGGCTTTGCTGTCTTCTTGGGTGGCCTGCCGCGTCTCTTCGCCATGCGTCCTCCTGGGTTAGTTGCTGCTGAGATCTCCGGGGAAGCTGATTGTGCTCGGGGGGACAACTGGCGGCGGTATGCTGTCCGGCGTCGGCGCCTGGAGTTCCCTCGGGGCCTCCTTGAGGGACATATCCAACTTCTCCAGCAGCACGTGTATCGCATGGTTCAGCAGCATCACCGCATCCCTCGGGATAGGCTGGCCGCTGCCCTCGCAGATCATGCTTATGTTGATGTCGTTGCCCTCGCCGTCCGCGCTCGGCGCCCCGCCGATGACTACCTTCATCGGCTTTTTAAGCTGTTCCAAACTCTACCCCCTCCCGGAAGGCTTTCATCTTGGCGGCGTAGATCGACACGTACAGGCGGGCGTTGCCGATGCGCTTGCACAGTGCCACCACCTCGAGCAGGGGCACCCTTGCCCGCGCAGCGTACCGGACGTGGTGGGTGTGGCGCCCCTTCGTGCGCACCACCTCCACCACGAAAGCCGCGGCCGGCAACACTGTTTGGCGGCCATGCAGCACCACCGCCGCCGCGATGTCGTCCGGCGTCTGCTCGAGCGCCTCGAAGAACTCAGTGCACCGTATGGATTGCCCATTCACGCGGTCGGCCTCGCCCCTGGGGATACGGTGGCCGGCCAGAAAGGGCCCGTGGAACTCGTAGGACTCGCCGTCGGTGATCGGAGCCACGGGCAAGCCAAGCAACGGCTCGCTCCCCATGCCGAAGATCCAACAGCGTTCCCTCGTTTGCCACGACCACTCGGCCGTCTGTTTAGCCTGTGGCATCAGGCCCCCCCATTCTATTTGAGCCAGTGATAGGCGGCCTCGGCCGACGTGAGAGGGTCTTCCTCAAAGCGCCGGATCTTCAAGATCTCCCGCACAAACTCGGCCGTGAACTCGCCGCCCTCGATACGGTAGATCTGACGGTGCAGGTCGTACTGCACCGGGTGGCAGCGCCATGCGATCTCCTGCAGGGGAAACATGCAGGCCCGGAGGCACCGCAGCGGCCAGGGCAGCATCGCGCCCTCGTCCACGCCGCACCTGTGCTTGATCCACAGGTAGACACTCATCCTGTGCCAGTACCAATCGTGTTTCATCGGCGTAGCCCCTGCCGGGCATTCGCACACGCCGTGCAGATGCCGGGTTGCGCGGTGCCGTCCGGCAGGTCGAACACGTGGATAGACGGGAGGCCCGGCTTGTGACACTCCGGGCAGATGAAGACCTTCACCCTCTCGACCTCCTGCACGTTGGTATGAATCAGGCAGAAGTGCGCCCCCTGTTGGGTGAGTGGAAACTCGCTGCTGCTCAAGCCGAGCCATAGCTCCGGGCCCTCTTCGGAGCCCAGCGTCATGGTGTTGTGCGGGTCTTCTGTCCTCATAGACACGACACGCAGGTCCTTCGGAACGTGGCCGGCCTCCTTGCCTGGGAACTCCACTCGTCTCGTGCCGCAGATTATGTCCCCAAGCTCCCGCATCGTGAGCTTGATCATGCCGCGGCGGGGTTCTGTCGGGACTTCTAGATCGCCCAGGCCGTACCAGTGGCAATTCTCCGGGTTGGTCAGGAGGCGCACCAGCGCCATAGAATGGTCGACTTCTTCGATGTGGCCAGTGCTGCCGTTGACCCAACAGGTTTCGCCAACCTTCCATGCCTTGGCCATACGTCCTCCGCTTCGGGGGTATTAGAGGGCGCCGCCTTCGGCCGCGGGTGGTTCGTCTACGACCGGGACGCTACGGCAGCGGCAGTTGATAACCTCGCCGGCTGGCAGGCTCGGGTCCCTGGGATACATAGCCTCCAGGCCGCCCACGATGAAGGGCTCGTCAACCGGAATGGCGTTGTCCGGGCTGTAGTCCTCGCCAGCTTTGATGTGAGTGTCGCGCACCCGGTCGTCGCCCGCGGTGAGCCAGTACTTCTTGAGTTCAGGGACTTGCTCTGCGGCCTGCTCCATCCTGAGTTGCGTCACCATCGCGTGGAGCCTGTTGACCTCTGTCCGCACGATTCGGGTTGCTCGTCCGCCGATGGTACCGGCGCCGGCGGCAGAGGGGAGCACCTTCGCTATTGACTTGATTACGTCGTCCTTCTTTGCCCCGCGCATCACGCCAAGTTGAAGCTCCGTGGTGATTCGTTCCTTTGCCGATTGGGCAATCCCCGTGATTTGGTCCGCGTGAAAGTCGGCCATAACCGTGGTGAGGTCCGACGGTAGCATAGGCGAGGATATGTCGATCTTGAGCTTGGCGAGGGGCCCGTTGACAGCAGCCGTGGCCGCCGCCTCAACCGTGTCCTCCGTGGCCCCATAGCCGGCGACGTAGGTCGCCCGGAAGTTGTCCATTGCCCTCTCGACCTCGGCGCGTAGGGCTGGGAGCGTCTGTGCGTCGAACCCGGTGGCGTCGGCGATCGCATGGTTTATCTCCAGGCGGGCCTTGCGCAACAGGGACAAGACCCTCTTCTGTGCCGCGAGGTCGAGGCGGTCCGCGATGCGGATGTTCTTGCGGTTGCTCGCGTCCCAGGCCGTTTTCTGTGCTCTCTTCAGGGGCATAGATTACCCTTTCCACGCTTCCAGCGGCACGTGGAGCCTTGCTGTCTTTGCGGAGATCTCGGCGAGGGCTTTCTCGTTCTCTTCGAGATCGGCGACAAGCCCCCCGAGCACCCTCGTTATCCGGGACAGTTGCATCTGTACGAACACCGCGAAGAGAACCGTGGCAGCCACCCAAATGACGATGCAGGCGATCATAGCGGGTACCTATACTGCAGCC